TTTAATACATGACCCACTTTTCTTTATTGCCTGTTCTGATGCAGCACCTAGTCTATCAATATCCATATTATTATATTTAACAGTGTCACGATATGCAAGGCCTGCTGGTAAATATAGTTTTACACTCTTTTCACTTTTCTTTGCTCTAGGGGATTTACCTTTTACGGTCTCGTTGGTTTCTCCTCTTAATGCTTGTAGTTTCTTTTGAACACCTTCACGAGTATCGTCTTTAACGTCATCAACTGATTTTGTTCCATCAACGACATCTCCTGCTGTTTTCCCAGCAGTTGAAACTGCACCCGCAACCGCATTTAACAGATTACCTGTATCCACACCTGCTTCGTTCAATATGGTGAATTTTATCCTACCCGCAAATTCTTCGGGATTATTAAGTGGATATTCGAAAGTTTGTCGTTTTCTTGTTACTTTTTCTGCTGGGTTACATCTGCCATAGTTATCTTCCGACTAAATAGTTTAAAAGTCTTTGTCTTTATTTATAAGGTTTTTATGGCATATTCAGGTAGATATACAGTAAAAAACAAATCCAAGTACGAGGGTGACCATACCAAGGTGGTATATCGCTCGTTATGGGAACGACACGCATTCAAGTGGTGTGATGATAATCCATCGGTAAAATTATGGTCTTCTGAAGAAGTTGTCATACCTTATCTATATGCAGTTGATAAGAAGTACCATAGATACTTTATGGACTTGAAGATAGTCTATACAAATGGTAAGACAACACTTGTAGAAATTAAACCTGAGAAAGAGACTACACCCCCCAAGAGACAAGCACGAACTCGAAAGTTTATGACCGAAGCAGCGACTTATGTGAAGAACATGAATAAGTGGGAAGCTGCAGATACATATGCAAAAGACCGTGGGTGGACATTTCAAATATGGACTGAGAAAACACAACCTTTAAAGGGTCTTATACCTAAATCAACAAAACCTTTAAAACCATTCAAAAGACGTAAAAAATAAGTATAAATAGAAGTATGTCAAATATATTTAGTAAACTAGGATTACAGGCATTCCGTGCGGGAATCACTCCCCGTACCGAAGAGTCACGGGAATGGTTTCGTAAGAAGGCGAAGAACCTTCGTTCTATCAATCGTAGAGCATTGATGAAGGAAGAACCCATTCGACAACACTCAACCAAAAATGCACGTGCATTAATTGGTTCAATGCAGATGTTTATGTATGACCCAAAGACAAAAGAGAAATTACCGTATTACGATACATTCCCTTTAGTAGTTGTGGTTGGGCCTGCACCTGGCGGATTCTATGGATTGAATCTACACTATCTTCCCCCGATATTACGTGCGAAGATGTTAGATGCATTGATGGATATCCAGTCCAGTCCTAAGAGTGGTGATGCAAAGTTCAACCTAAGATATAAAACGTTGAAGGCATCATCTAAATTAAAATGGTATAAACCCTGTTTTAAACACTATCTAAATACTCAAGTTGAAAGTAGGTTCGCAGAAGTGAGTGCTCCTGAATGGGAGATTGCAACATTCCTACCGACTGCATCATGGAGAAAATCTAATTCACAGAAAGTCTTCGCAGACTCTAGAAAACAAATAGGTAAATAAAGTGGCAGTACAAACAATAGATGATTTTAAATCTCAGGTAGGTAAGTCCGGCGGATTTGCAGTTAACAACCTATTTAAAGTATTTCTACCACCTATCTTAGGTGAATCGAGAAGTCTTAACTTCCTGTGTAAAGGAGTAGGAATTCCTGGCAGACAGATACAAACGAACGAACATATTATAGGTATCAATAATACAAAGATTGCAAATGGTTATTTGTTTGATGATGTATCAATCACATTCTACTGCATGAATGATTTTAAGATTAGGACATATTTTGAAAAATGGCAAGACCTTTGTGTAAAAAGACAAGGTGCATATGAGATAGGGTATTACAATGAGTATACTCATCCTGTCGTTATTCAACATATCAAGAAGGGTGTTTCTTTCCCTATTAAGAAAAAGAAAATTTTTGATTCAGGTAAACTACCTTCGTCTATTGCGAATAGGTTACCTAAATTGGGGCCAATTGACCTTGCACAAGGTGAAATTGATTTGGACTTCATAACTGGAGATAAAATCACTTACACCTGTATGTTAGATAAAGCGTTCCCAACATCACTACAATCAATGGAATTAAGTAATGATGAAGCATCAATCCTTGAAGTATCGGTACAATTATCGTACAGGGATTGGTTTAGTAAAGAGGGTGACCAAGTCACCCAAAATGACGGTTTCGCAGAAGGACTTGCTGGAAACCTTATTAGTAAATTTTTATAATTAGGAGAATATTATAATGGCACTACCAAGACTGAATGACACACCCAACCATACTATGGTTATCCCATCAACGGGTAAAAAAGTATCATATAGACCTTACTTAGTTAAGGAAGAAAAGATATTGTTGATGGCATTCGAAACGAATGATGAAAAACAAGCGATGAACGCAATGGTCAAGTGTATTGAAGCATGTATCAAAGAAGACATCGATATTAACACATTTACAACATTTGATGTGGAATACTGTTTCCTTCAAATCAGAAGTAAATCTGTAGGTGAGACCGCAGACATTACTATCAAATGTGAGACCGAGGGGTGTGAAACTCCTAATGAAGTTCAGGTAAATCTATCAGAACTAAAATGTTCTGAATCGACTATTGATAATGTGATTGAACTTACAGATACTATTTCTGTTGAGATGAGATATCCTTATTTCAAAGATATGGTTGAAGGTGTTACTGATACTTCAAGGACAGAAACAGAATTTGCATATGAAACGATTCAGAACTGTATCGCTGGTGTTCAGGGTAATGAAGAACGTTACGATGCGTCAGATGTATCTGAATCTGAGATGAAAGAATTTCTTGAACAGTTAACTTCCTCACAGTTTATTAAACTTGCAGAATGGTTGGAACATATGCCCAAAGTGAAGGAAGACGTAAAATTTAAATGTAAAAAATGTGGAACTGATAATAATCACACATTAGAGGGGATGCAAAGTTTTTTTTAGTCGCCCTTTCTCATGATTCGTTAGCGAACCATTATAAGACAAACTTTGCAATGATGCAACATCATCATTATAGTTTGACAGAGTTAGATGGAATGATACCGTGGGAAAGGGACATATACGTATCTCTCCTCATGCAGTGGATTGAGGAAGAGAACGAAAGACAAAAAGAAGAAGAACGCAAACTAAGGTATTAAGAAGATGGCAAATGAAGTAGGTTTTTTAGAAGTAATCGAAGAAGTCCGTGAGTCCTCTCTAGAGGAACAGGACAAGACCATAAAGGTCAAAAAGGGTGTTGACAAATTAGTCAATATCTTTGGGGATTTCTATGACCTACAGAGACAGGCGAGACTTGATAATTTAGAAAAGGATAGAGAAAAGGGTAAAGGTGGTAAAGGTGGTAAGGCAGGTAAGGTAAAGGGTGACGGAAAAGAGAAGAAGTCTTGGTTATGGATTGTTGGTGCAATCCTTGGTATGGTCGCTGGTCTTGCAGTAGGTATCGTTGAAGGATTCGCCAAAGCTGCATTACTAATTGGAAAAGGATTCCGTTTTCTTTTTAAACCTCTTGTTAAAGGTTCTCTCGCAGTTGTACGAGGAATCATAAAACTCTACGTAGCATTATTCCGTGGCATTGGTAAGGGATTTGCAAAATTATTCCCTAAATTTACCGCACAAATGACTCGACTCGTTGATAATGTAAAAGATGCATTTAAAGGTTTCAGAGGTAAGAACGCTAAACGTATAACGGCAGCATTAAAATATATCGGTTCTATTCCTAAACGTATTTCACTTCTTGTAACAGGAATTGGTGCCTCATTTAGAATGGGTATGACTGGACTCAATGGTGGAGTCCGAAGTATTACTGGTAGTTTCCGTAAACTGAACTTTGTCGAAAAGATGGCAAAAGGTTTGGGTGCTGGAATAGCTAGAATTGGTAGAGGTTTCCGTGCAGTACAAAATGGTGTTAAGTCTCTCTTTGCACCTATAAAACTATTTGATAAAGTCTTGGGCCCACTTGCAAAGGGAGCGGATTCAGCGAAAGACGCAACCAAGGGTGTTGGTCGAACGGGCAAGGTTATGGAGAAAATAACCAAAGCAGTTAAGTCGATAAAGAAGGTTATCGGTACTATGGGTAGTGGATTCAGTAAGATGTTCCCTATCTTCAGAACTATTGGTCGTACAATATTCTTCCCACTTACTATCATAATGACAATCGTAGATGCATTCAAAGGATTCAAAGAAGGGTTCGCATCTAGTGGTGGTAGTATAATTGGTGGTGTTCTTGGTGCAGTCAGTGGTATCCTAGTCGGTCTTATTGGTATGCCTCTTGACCTACTCAAAGGTATTATAGGATGGATTCTAGGTAAGTTCGGAATGGAAAACGCAAAAGAAATGTTGGCGTCCTTCTCATTCTCAGATATGATTAAGAATTTATTCAATGGAATCACAGACAGGGTAATGTCTTTCTTCGATGCAATGAAAGATGAGTCGGGTAAGTTTGATTTTGGTAGTATAATCAAGGTTGTATTAGGTTCTCTATTTAACCTAGTTACCATGCCTGT